AGTACCTCTTCTGGCGATTGAAGTGTTCTCCAGCGGTGGTTGCAGTCGCGGCAAATGCGGTCTCGCACTGAATCGTTTTCTTGTGTTGTGTATTTTCCGAGGACGCGGGTTTCATTTGATCCACATTTGGGGCAGAGCGGCGCGTTTAACGGACGAAACATCCTTAGTACAGGCGGTATGTCGTAGTTCCCATGGCCTCGGGCTTGGCCAAGTTGAACTGCTGAAGCACAAGGTAGCCGAAAGCGTCAAATGCGTGGTCTACACCCAGATTTTTGTTAGGTAGACCCGTTCCAGGGGTGTAGGTCAGGGTGCGGAGGGATTTGATTAGTTCTTTGCAGCGGGGGTGGATTTTTACCCGGCGCGCTCCGGAGGCATCCATGAGGCCGGTGTTTACGGCGGTGATTTTGTCGCGGATCTTCCAGGGGGAGCGGGGGGATTGGACGGTAAAACCGCTACGGCGAAGAATTGCGTGGTCGGTGACGCCGACGCCGCTGGTTTTGCGGGCGCCGCCCGTGGGGTCGGGGCAGGCAATTACGCGGCGGTCTATGCCGTAGCGGCGAGTTACTTCTTCGGCAAAGTCCCAGGTGGTTGCGCCTCCTGTAAGCGTTATTTCGTCAAAGACGTAGAGGGTGTCGGCGTCTTTTACGGCGCAGATTCCGCTCATTGGGTCCACGTTGAAGTCCACGCCTAGGAGAAGAGGTTGGATGGATATGTCTTTGGCGTCGGTAGAGATGTTGTCGTCGGAAAAACTGATGGCTACGAGGCCAGTTAGGTTTTCAAACGATGCTTCAAATTCCTGTCGAAATGTTCGTGGGTCGAGTTGAGCGCGGGCTGCTTCAACTTCATCGGCCGGGACGTTCCCGCCTTCGATGGTGGTGTAACACCAACGCCTCCATTCGTTGGTTGGGTCATCTTCGCAGTAGCACCAAAGGTCATAAAACCAGCTGGCCGTTCCATCCGGGGTAGATATGAATAATGCCCAGCCTTGTTTGTCGGCGAGGGCGGGGCGAATGACCTCGAACCAGACCTCGGCGTCCATGAATGCGGCTTCGTCGAGTACAACGCCGGACAAACTGCGGCCACGAAGGGCCATTGCGTTTTCTGTGCCTTTTAATTCGATGGTTGAGCCGTTGACTAGCTCTAATTTCAGATCGGTTTCGTTTTTAGTTTTGATCCAGGGTCTGGGAACAAGTTTTTTGAGCACTTTCCAGGCAATGTCCTTCGCCATCCGGTAGGTGGGGGCGCAGTAAAAGAAGGTTTCGCCGGGGTTGTTTATCGCTCCACGCAGAAGTTCGACGCAGGAAAGGTATGACTTTCCGAAGCGGCGGCCCGCAACGAGAACGCGGAATCGGTGTTCGTCGGTGAATACTTGCCCCTGTGCCCAGCGAAGACTAAGTGGGGGTGCATTTTGTACGGCCATAGGTAATACATTAACTGGTTTTTCAACCCCTACCCCCGGGTGGGTGTACTACAATCAAATAGTTCGAGATGTATCAGTAAGTCCCCCGATACAGCCATATATACGCGCGGTTTTGCAACCCTGCCCCCTGTGCCAGTCGGTGCAACTGGCACACAGCCCCAAAAACTTCGAAAACCCGAAAAATTTTTCAGAAAACAAGAATTTTGGGAGTGTGTGTGACAGCTGAGGTAGTGGCACAAAGAAACTAGCACAGCAGCTGGGGAAGGTTATAATATACTTAGCAACACAGACAGTTGCTAACACTAACTCACCCAAAGTTATGTCTTCGAAGTATTTTCCCGTTTGCCTAATTTTGCTTGGTATTTGTACTATTTTTGTTGGTAAACATTTCCACGCTCAGGAAGAATTAGCCTACGCTAAGTGCATGGCAAAAAATAGTAATTATAACTACTGCAAAGTGTTAGTTTGGGGGCGCTGAGTTTCTAACAATTAGCCCGCTTCTTCCCTGCCTTCGATCTTAATGTCGAGGGTGGGGACTTGTAGTGCTAACTGCTCCGGTGCTGCCTCGCCGATAACACGGCCCATGTCGCCTAGCAGTGTGGCAACGGTCTGGAAGTGGCCGCGCTTCAGTGCCTTCTGTACCGTCGCAAGCCGTAAAGCCTGCAGTTGGTTCAACAATTCTTCACGCGTGCCGTTTTGTTCCTGCCTGAGCAGCTCCATTGCGCGCTTGTAGTCATCGTGTGCAGTGCGCATAGAGACATTGAACCTTAAAGACACTTTTTCAGCGATCTGATGTCTCGTACCGCCTTCCAGGATGTAGCCGTAACACACCTGCGCGCGTTCTTCTACTTTGTGCGCTGCGCCGCGTCCCTTGCGCCACCGCTTCGACTCATCGTCTCCAACGCTGGTCTTCTTCTCTTCGGTGCTGTTATCAGCCACGGGCTGCAAATAGAAAACCTTTACTAATACTAACCGCAACACAGCGGGCCGCTAGACGTTCCAGGCTTGACACGTAAGGGTTTATATGTGCTACATTGTGGGGGTCCAATACAGGCAGCCCATCCATGGCTCACACTTACAACATCGTTCGGTTCTACGCCCCACACACTGGCCGATGCAACCGCACAGTCAAACGAGGCTTAACTCTCGAACAGGCTCAAGCGCACTGCAAAGACCCAAACACTCGCAAAGATGGCGAATGGTTCGACGGTTACACAGAAGCCTGATTCGTCCAACTTTCCAGAAAATCCAGTTTCACCCATGAACTATTTCGACCACACGCAACACGTTCACACTTTCACCAACATTCCCAGGCTGTCACTAAATAAACAGCAACTAACAGCCCACGACAACTGGGACGACGTGCATCAAACCACGGTCCAGCTCAGCTTTGAAGGTCGCGCAATATCGGACGCGGTAGTTGATTTTCTCGCTCATTTGCACGGTTCGCCGTATCGCTCCAGAGAAGACATCGAACTGCTTCAGCGATTCGCTGGCGCGATGGGTCTCGACTACCCGCACGAACCAGGGGTTAGTAAGTGATGGCGTCCCAGGTAGAAATTCAGCATCGTGTCAGCTACGCGCGCGCAATGTTGGAACGCAGAATCCCTGTGGCATCGCTGGCCACGTTGATCAGCGCCCGCTATTTCGTTTCACGCTCCACGGCATACAACGACATAACAACGGCAGAGCAGGAAATCCAACAATCTGACGACGGTCCAGCCGTTGAAGAGATGGAACCCTGCAATCCTGCGGGAGTGCTGGCGATGCTTCAGCACCGGCTCGAAATTGCTATTGCCACGGGGGACGACAAGCAAACGTGCCAGCTAATCAAAGCTATGGACACTGCCAAAAAATGGCAGGGCTACACCACCCAAACCGTTTCACCCTTCGCATGATTTACAACCGCTACCGCTTCGACGACGACGCTCCACTCCCTTCTGAGCTTTACACAGAAGAGGAGCTGGAGCAGATGCAAATCGAGCATGAGCAGGATGATTGGGAACGCTCCATCCCCACAGCCGCAGACCGCAATCAGCATTTCAAATGAAACTAACGAACCACGAACTTGAGTTATTGGCTGACTCTATTTCTTGGGAACTTGACTTTATGCAAAGCAAGGGGTGGCATACGTCGCACCGTGCAAAAACGCTCCAGGCTCTTCAAAAAAGAATGTATGCCTTTGTTGCCTCTGAGCAATCTTGGAAGCCTGTGACACGCAGCACACGTGCCAGGGCTTCAGGGACTCTCATTAAGTGTCCGCATTGTGAGCATGAAAACCGTGTTTATCACTTTTCGTGGGGTGCGATAGCGTGCCAGGGATGTGAACGCAAGGTTGATAAGTACGCTTTTACTCAAGAAGTATGAAACTAAACAGGTTTACGCTCCACGAACTTCACATGCTTGCAGACTCCCTGTATTGGGAGTTTGCGGTGTTTGAGAAGCAGGGCTGGGCTGACTCAGCACGTGCCAGGAAAATGGTTGAGCTACAGAACAAAATCCACGATTACATTGCCACCCAAAACCAATGAAAGACAGAAAGTCCTATTACTTCAAAGAATGTGGGATGACGTTGCGGTTAACGTCCCAGCAATACTTATCTTTGAAGCAGCAATTTTTAGATCTTGCTGAAATGGGTAGTCCTGTAGCTGCTGCGAGGTTGCATGGATTCGGTCCAGCTCCTCAAGCATAGGGCCAGCACATAGCTTGATCGGCTAGCCATATGTCCTCATCGTTGATGTCGATAGGACGGGCTATTACATAAGCGGTGAAGATCTGTTTTAATCGTTCCAGAGGCATCCCCAAGCCCTGAGCCTGGACAGCCACGTTGGTTTGTCCTTTGTATAAACGCTCCAGG